CGGGCACTCCATACGGGGTGCCCCTCCTTTTACCCGTTGTTCCACCAGTCCATGAAGTCGCGGACGGGGATGGCCCCCTTGCCGACGTTCTTCTTCTTCGCGTTCGGGCGCGGGTACGGTTTGGCCTTGCGGCCCTTCTTCGTGTGCGCCTGCACATACGCGTCGTATAGGTCGGCGAGGATGGCGTTGGTCTGCATCGTCGTGCCCCACGGCCAGAACTCGTCACGCGGGTGCATCTCCCGGTAGAGAGCCGAGCCGTGCGGCAGGTAGCGGATGAACGCCGCGAGGGCCATGGCCCCGTCCGGCCCCATGGTCAGGTATTCGCCCAGAGTCCGGCCCGTCATGGTCATCAGGTCGTATTCGAGCGCCCTATGATGGCGGCTCATGACCATGGCGAGCGTGGTCATTCCGGGACGCTCGCCCCCTCGTCTGCGCTGTCCTCGTTCCACGCCGTGAACACCTCGGCCACCTCGGAGGCGGTCAGGGTGTCGGCACGGTCGCCGATGTACTTGCGCAGGAGGTCGAGCTGCGCCCGGAGGACGTGCGCCCCGCCCTTCGCGGCTGCATCGGAAAGCTCCAGCAGCTCGCTCATGGGCATGGACGCGGCCAGCGGGATTTTATAGGTCGTTTTGTCCCCGGCCAGCTTGAAGGCCATAAACCGGGGCGAGTCGGTGCCGAACGTCCTCATGGCTAGGCCGTGGTCGAGGAGCTGACGACCTGCCCGTCATCCGTGAGGATGTAGATGCACTCGCCCGAGCTGTCGGGGTAGCACGACAGGGTGACGTTCCAGCCCACGGCGGCGTTGCTCACGAAATTCACGTCGGCCACGTCGGTCACCTGCCCGTTCGGGACGAGGATGACGATGCGGGCGTCGCCGTCCTTCATGAGGAAGACCCACGACTGGGCCTCGGGCAGATGCGCGCCCAGCTCGGTCATGGTCTGGTTGCCGTGGGTCGTGTTCGCGGCCTGCGTGGTCACGTGGTCGGCCCCGAACGCGACGCCCATGGCGGACGCGTTGGTGCTGATCATCGTCCACGACAGGGTGCCGTCGAAGGATTCGAGGACGCGGCGCACGGTCGTGCCGCCCCACTCCTTGATATTGGTCGTGGAGTAGTTCGGGGACAGCGTAAGGCCGTCCTCGCTGACGTACTCGTTGCCGGTGAAAGCGGCGTCGAGGGTGACGGCGGACGGGGTGATGCTGGAAAGGCTCGGCAGGGTGGTGCCGAGCGGCGCGTACTTGATCGCGCCGGTCGTTGCTTGGTCGGGCGCGCCGACCCGCACGTCGGAGGTGTTGGGCATCTCGCCCTCCTTTCGTTAATCTGCGATGCGGACGCGGAAGCCCACGCTGACGGTGCCGAGGATGACGCCCTCGTTCGCGGAGTCGGGCTGCGCGCGTTGTACTAGGATGCTGTCAATCTGATGGCAGGGTTTCCCGCCGATGTCCTGGCCTTCGAGGCCCCGCGCCCAGTCTGCCACGCTGTTCTGGAGCGCGACCGCCCCGGCGTAGTCGGAGGCCCGGCAGTCGAAGGCCACGTTGTAGAGGCCCTGCGCCCTGTTGGCGTCGGCGGCGTTGAGCAGGCCGACGCACACGTGGGGGGTGGAGAACGATGCGGGGAGAGGGCGCGCGCATGCGTTGAACGCCGCGGCGTTGAGGAGCTGTTGCAGCGCGTCCTCGATGTCGATGTAGCCCATTAGCGATGCACCGCCTTCGAGAGTTGGTGGTCTTGCTGCTCCTCGATGGCTCCCGTGGGGCCGGTCGAGGACACGAAGCCCATGGCCGTGAAGTTGCCCGGCTTGGGGTAATAGCGGAACCACTCGCCCGCCTCGTCGGCGATGCGCTGGCCCGCGCTGTCCACGACCGACTGCATGGCGTCGGACTTCCATATCTGGAGGTAGCCCTCGCCGATGTGCTCGATGGTCACTTTCGCGGGCATGGCTACCCCCTCCACAATGCGAGCGTGCAGCGCGTCGAGGACACGCGGCCCGTGGGCGACTGCGTGTGGAACACGTCGCCGTCCACCTCGAACGTCTGTCCCCGCCACTCCACGCGGTCCCCCGGCTGGATGTCCGCCTCGTAGCGGCAGCGCAGGCGGTAGCGGTCGGACACGTTGGCCACGCGCCCGTCCCTGTCCTGCACGGTCGAGACCGGCGTCACCTGCACGTCGGACACGGCCCTGCGGGTCGCGTTGGCCCAGTCGGGCACGGTCGAGCCGCGGGATGCGATCGAGCCGGGGCGGATGACGGTCACCGTATCGGTCATGAAGCTAAGCGGCATGGCTCCCCACCACCTTGTAGGGCGCGAGCGCGCTGCGCTGCGCCGCCGTCATGGAGTTGGCGATGCTCTGCGCGCTCGTCGTGTAGGTGACGGCCACGCCGTCGGCGCTCTCGGACGCCACGCCACGCGGCATCATGAGGACGGCTTCGGCGATGCCAATGACGGCGTTGGCGAGGTCGGGAACCGCGCAGCAGTCGTAGCCTGCGGTGTAGGCGACCTCCACCCCGTCCCATGCGGGACAGAAGCGCGTCCCGATTCTGCGGAGCAGGCCGTCGTGACGGGCCTCGACCTCGCCAGGCAGCGCCAGCTCGTTCCACGACTCTGTGCGCGGGTCGTACTCCTTGACGCTCTCCACGTCGGAGACGTAGGCGGCGGGGAGCCTGACCATGCGCCCGTCCGCGGTCACGCGGGCCGTGCAGGTCATGGATGGCGAGACGTGCCAGCCGCAATGGTTGCGGATGGCCTGCGATGCCGCGGCGATGGCGGACATGGCGCGCATGTCGCCGCGCCACTTGCCGCCGGTCATGACATCGAAGTCTGCGAAGTCCACGAGGGGCGGCAGCTCGCCGTCGATCTCGTAGCCCCATGGGGTCATCATGGCTACGCCTCCTTGTTGTCGGCGGGTTTCGCCGCCTTGTCGGCGGGCTTGCGCGTCTTTTTGGGCGTCGACACCTTGCGGCTCGGCTTGCTGGCCGGGGTGGCCTTGCGACGGTCGATGGGAACCGCGTCGGCGGGTGCCTCGGATTCCTCGAACTGCCACGTGTTGCCGCGCCAGCTGTACTCCCTCAACATGGCTCCTCCTTCTGACAGCCGGGGGCGGGGATGGCCCCGCCCCCATGTGTCAATCGGTTACTTGCCAGTGGTCGTGCTGCCCGAGGGGTCCGGGAACGTGCCGGTGATCTTGACGAACGCGCCGGGGTAGCGCACCGCGAGGGCGAGGCGCTCCTCGATGACGATGGTCACCATGTTCTTGATGAAGTCGTCCTCGTTCTGGTTGGCGATGGCGACGCTCATGCCGCCGCCGTTGCCGTGGACGACGGACGCGCCGAGCTTGAAGGCTCCGACGTAGCAGGTGCCCGCCGAGACCGCGCTGGTGATGACCGTGCGCAGGCCCCACAGCGGGGGCTGCTCGGCGATGCCGGCCTGCCCATACTGCGAGTAGAAGAAGCCGCCGCCGTAGTACTGGCCGTTGCCGTCCTTGGCGAGGCGGAGCTTCTGGTAGTCCGCCGGGTTGATGACGATGGCGTCAGCCGCGAAGGGGCTGTACTCCTGGACTCGCATCATGGCCTTGAAGATGCCGTCGGCGGTCGCATCGGAGGACGTGCCGAGGCCCGAGGCCGCGGAGAGCTTGCCGAGCAGGAAGTCCTCGACGTACTTCTGGTGCAAATAGATGCCGCGATTATTGATGCTCGAAGCGAGCCACGGGGCGTCCTCGATGATCTCGTCGCTCTCCTTGTAGTGGGCGGCGACCTTCTGGAGCGAGACGGTGACGTCGGTCGGGTCGCCGAACGAGGTCAGCGGCTTCTCCGCGCCCTCGGCGACGGTGTTGACGCCGCCCTCGACCGTGGCGGACTCCACGTAGTAGGTCAAGGCGTTGCCACGGATGGTCTCGCTGCCGAACAGGTCGGCGACGAGGAGCTGGCGACGCGGCTGGAGCACGAGGTTGGTGTCGTACTCGGTGATGGCCCCGGCGATGCTCGACGGCAAGGTCATCGGGGCCGCGCTTTTGAATTGCGGCGTGTTGACGTTGAACTTTTCGTGTGCGCTCGCGCCCTTCTGGGCGACGATTTCGGCGGCGTACTCGCCGAGGGTGTTGGCCATCTTGACCTCCTTGTCGGCGGGCTCGGACTTCTCCGCGCCCAGCTTCTCCAGCAGTTTCGCCGCCTCCTCGGCGGCGTCGCACTTGGCCTGCGCGTCCTTCACGGCTTCGATTGCGGCGGACAGCTCGTCCGCTCCCTTCTCGCCGGTCTCGACGGCGGCCTTGACCTCGGCCAGCGCGTTCTTGGCCTCGGTCAGGTTGTCGGTGAGGTTCATCTATCCCTCCTTCGTGAGTAGTTGACCTGCTATTGCAAGCAGCTCAGCCACCTCGGCGGCGTTGGCCTGCGGCTCCTCCGCGTTGGCCGTATCCGGCTCCTCCGCGTTGGCCTTGGCCTCCTCGGCCTCGGATTCGGGCTGCTTGTCCCCGGTCTGCTCGGCGAGCAGGCCGTCGACTATGGATTGGATGGACGCGGCCAGCTCGGCGATGCGCGCCAGCTCCTCGGCGTCCTTGGCGGAATTGCGGCGTCCGCTCTTGACCTCCACGACTGAGGTGTCGCGGTTGGCGGGGTACATGACGAGGCTGACCTCGTGGATGTTGAGCTTGCGCAGCTCGTTGGCCTTGCGCCCGTCCTCCAGCTCGACCTCGCCGGCGTCGAGCACGTCATAGGCGAAGCTGAACTTGGCGAGCCTGCCGTCCGCGGCAAGCTCGCGGGCGCGCTGCGCCTTATCGGTGCCGTCGAAGGTAGCCTCGAAATACAGCCCGTGGTCATCCTCGGCCATGGCGGTCACGGTGCCGATGAACGCCCCGAGGTCGTCGGCCTCGTGGTTCCACAGCAGCGGGACGGCCTTGCCGGTCTCCTCGATGGTCGCGAGCGATTCGGCGAACGCGCCCTTGGCGATGACGTCGCCCCAGCTGTCCGGCTCCCGCGTCCATGTCGCGGCGTATCCGCTGATGGAGCCGTTGTCTGCCTTCGCCTCGACGGTGATGGTCTTGGTGTTCATGTCTCTCCCTTCGTTCGGGCAATAAAAAAGCCCCTCTCGGGGCCTGTAGCGGCTTCTAAGGGCCGGTTGTCACATGACGGCTATCTCCAATTGGCACTGGCAGTTGGCGACCTCTGACACGTCGCCGTTGTCTATGTCGCCCGGCCACTGCATGCCGTTGCTGAACGGCTCGCCATAGGGGACGGTCTCGCCGTCCATCGCGGCGTGGCTCGCCCTGGGGTTGCCCGAGGTCACCACCCACGTCTTCATGACCTTCTGGCCGTCCGTCGTGTTCTGGCGGGCGCACTCCAGCACGGCCCAACCTGCGAGCGCGACCGCGAAGGCGCGGCCCGCCGTCTCGCTGCGGTTGTCCTCGGCGTTGTCGAACACGCCTTCGGGGGTCGACTTCTCGGCGTCGGAGTCATCGGGCCAGTCGTCCTCGACCACGGCCAGCAGCTCGTCGTAGGTTCTGGCGTTGACCATCTGCGCCCTACGCTCGCACATCGAGCGGATGTAGGCGCGGGTCACGTCCACGTCGTACCCGGCGGCCTCGTAGAGGTCGCGGGCCGCTCTGCGCCCTGCGGCGGTCGAGACGTCGATGGCGACCTTCTCCAAGTCATCGGCCAGCTCCGCGTTCCACCGCTCCTCGTTCCACCACTCCGCGGCCTTTGCCGTGAGCTTCGGGACGATCGAGCGGCGCTGGCGGGCGAAGAAATCGCGGTATGCCTTCGTGACGGCCTCGGCCTCTGACTCGCTCGGGTTGCCCCGCGCCTTGCGGCCATCAGACTTGACCTCGGGCATCGGCGCGGCGTTGTAACGCTCGACGGTCGGGTCGGTGTCGTGGCCCGAGGCCAGCCCGCCGACGAGGACGTTCAGCGGCACGATCAGGTCACCGTCCGGCTCCGCAGGCAGATCCATGATGGCGCGGACCTCCTGACGTGACATGAACGGCCCGCCGCATGCGGTCTGGAGCGCGGCGATGCGCTCCTCCATCGTGCCCTGAGTCTTTATCGAAATGTCGTAGATGACATAGTGGGTGGGGTCTTCGCCGACCATCGGCAGCAGCCGCATGTTCAGCGAATCGGTGGCCAGCATCAGGGTCGGCGCAAGACAGTCGTTGTAGAGGGCGCGGGCGTTGTCTCTCGCGGAGGCGTATGTCTGCCCGCTGCCCGGCCAGAGGAGGGCCGGGTTGAAATGGTAGATGCCGGCGACGTCCTCGCGGCTGAGCCTGACGGACTCCGCCCACTGCGCGTCGCGGCTGTTGAACTGCACGGTCTTGATATCCATCCCATCTTCGAGGATGGGCATGCCGCCGCCCTCGCCGGCCTTGTCGCCGGCCCACGACTCCTGCCACGTGGCTTTGAAGCGGTTGAACCCCTCCTCCGTCCATGGCTGCACGTCTTTCGGGCGCGTGAGGTAGGCGTTGAAGCGTCCGCCGCGGTGCCACATCTGACGCCGGAACCGGTTGGACTCGACCTGCTCGTGCAGCGTCTCCTTCAACGCGGAGATGCGGGAGTATTGCCGCATCGGGTCGGCGGGGTTGTAGCCGTGCAGGAGGATGAACTTGCTCGACGGAACCCTTATGGGGGCGTTGCCCGGCGAGGCTATGTCGATGCTCTCGGGGGCGAACGGCG